CCGGCATTGGCTGCACCTTTAAGACGGTCAATAGTTTCCTTGATCATGTGTTTTTCCTCCTCCGACTGTGGTCGTTTAGGGAACATCATAGCAAAGCTAGGGAACACACTATTTTGGATGTTACTTTTTGCGAAGTAAGATAGCTCACCACTTAAAAAAGCAAAGTTAAGTGCAGAGCTGTATGTTGGTAGTGAGTAAAAATCCTGACCAACTGACTTAACTTCGTAGGAATATAGCTGACATTCATCCTTACAAGTGATATGATAAGGCTTGATTTCTTGCACATCTATGTTAGTACTCCAATCATCACATAAATAGTACATATCTCCAAACCTGGATACCCTTACTTTCTCAGGGGATACATTTTCTATCTTGATTAGTTTCTTTTTTTCACCAAAATATAGCTTAAAGTATACTCTATTGTGGATGATTAACTGCTTAGTCACAGCCTTAACAGTGTGCTTGAGATTAGCTTTTTTCTCAAAGGTAAACATCTCTAGCTTTTCCTGTGGTGTGAGCTTATCAGTGGTAAGGTTAAAGCCACCACCAATTACAGCGTTGGTCTTATAGTCTACAATGGCACCATGTAAAGGTGAGCTGTAGTACATTTGATTGAGCATTTGTGGATACAAGTTATCCGTACCAAATCTCACCCACATGTTAGTAGAATATCTACCGTTTACATAGGGCAGTGTCAAGTTACCTCTCCCTACCGGTAGGAATGGGGTGCTAAATGATTGATAGCCCTCTACCATTTCAGGGCCTTTTGGTTTAATGTTAAATAGTCTTTCGTACCAAGCCATAGTTAGTCATATATTGATGTACCTGCAGGACCACTGACCACAAGCCTACCCTCTTCAATGACTACACCTGTAGTTTGTGCTATTGAAAGAGGCAGAACGAATGGGGTTGAGCTCTCATATACTTGATACGTGTACTGACCTTTTAAGAGTGAGATATCCGTTGGCTCATCTAGAGTAAACAGGTTGTATCTTTCGGGCCATGCACTTGTATCAGCGGATGTGAAGAGCTGTGGTGTGCTAGTAGTATTCATTTCATTGGTGAATACAAATAAATAGTGTGGTGTAGTAACCGTAGTGACCTCTGAAAGAGTCAATACAAACTGATTAGTAACACCTTGATCTAAGTAAATCACACCTATATTAATTTAGCTTTGTCAAATGTTCATAAAAAAAGCCCCACCATGTGGCAGGGCTCTAATATAGAGAGGTAGAATTGCTTATTGAACTCCGATTGCAGCAAGTGCTCCAGCAGTCATATCGATGTTATATGCCAAATAAGGGTTTTCCGCAAGTAGTGTAACGGTATACTTACTACCATCTGCACGAGCTGTACCTGAACCCTCACCTGTAGCAGATAACTGCAAGTATGGGAAGTACCAATATAAGCCATTAGCATCTAAGATGATAGCTGTCAAGTATTGCTGTCCTGTTCCTAGGATTTTAATAGCACGTGACTTATCAGCATCTCTTCTATGGAATACTAAATTGATTGTTTGAGTGACAAAAGAGCTACCATTAACTAGGTCAATAGTGCTATCCTCTGTGTAGTTTGATGTGTTTCGGCGAACCTCAAATGGTTGGAATAAATCACCACTCGGTACTAATGTGATACCTGTAATTTGCCAGGCAAGTGCACCAGTTACTGTAGATGGGTCAGCAGGAGTGATAGAAGCTATCTCATCCTGAGTATTAATCCAAACACCATAGATACCACCAATGTTGTTCTCGCATGGTTTTACGATAGTCTCTAATGATTGACATGTAGCCATTGTGTTAAAGTATTAAAGAGCCCCCTTGGTAGAGGGCTCATGGTTAAAAATTATGCGTAGTAAACGATGTCTGTAGGATTAACAAAGCTGAAACCTACTTTCATGTTAGCACGAGTTCTGATTACAGGCTCAGCAACAGTGTCAGATAAGTTAACTGCACGTAGGTCAGATGGGTCTCCCTCACCATCAAAGGCAAAGATTAAGTTATCTTTCAAAGTGATAACAAATTTGTTGTTGCTCATTCCTGGACAAAGAACAATCTTGATACCTAAGTAAGTCAAAGACAAATCTTGAGTGATATACGCTTGAGTGTTACCTGAAGCTACTCCTAATCGGTAGATGTTTACTAATTGAGTAGGCATGTAGATACGTAAATCAGCAGTACGTGATGCAATAGCTGCAGGAACTAAAGCAAATGCAGCCTCTAATTTAGCACCTAATCCAGTTGCACCTGAGAATGTAGTGATAGAACCACCACCACCATTGATAACATCACCTGCTAATTCTGAAGCAGCTAATTGTTTCTCATAACCATCACACAAAGCAAGTTGTGGGTTAGGAGATAATACATCACCTTGCCATCTTAATGCCTCAATTTGTCCGTTAACTGCATTAGCCATTTCAGACCAGTAGAAGTTAAAGAAATTAGCTACAGAGAAATCTCCGTTAGATCCTGCTGACATTTGTAAAGATACGAATGACTGCTCAAGGTCAAACTGACATACCTGAGCCATAGCAGAAAGAGCACATACGTCTACTTCATGTGAGCTTAAATCATCTGTGTTAAGGTTAGGGAAGTTACATGGAGATGTAGCTAACAATCCTGTACCAAAAGTAACAGTACCGATTTTAGTCTTGTACTTGATACCTGGAAGTGTACGGAAGTTATCAGCAATCTCAGTGCTTCCTAAATATGCTTGAGCATAGAATGCCTCAGCGTTGGGTGCTAGTAACGCACTAGCATCGATGTTCAAATCAAATCTTAATTTACGCATTTTATTTATTATTAAATTTTACAAAGTTACTTAGTTTTTGATGTGCACTTAAAGTCACAGCCTCACTCATCTCCTCATCCTCTACCTCTACAGATAGAACTTCCTCTAATTGGTTTTTAAGGTCTGCTATCATAGCAAGTAAAGCATTCATTTGCTCATCCATTGCAGGCTTAACAATAGCAAGGATAGCCTCTGCATCAGCTACAGGGTCTACTGCCATTGTTGTTTCCTCTGCAGGAATTTCTGCTGTTACTTCCTCTTCGACAACAGTGTCCTCTAAAGCTACCTCTTCAGATAACTCTTCTTTTTCTACATCTTTTACTTCAACTACTTTACCATCCTTGATGATATAGATTTTTTCGTTGATGATGTGCTCGCCATCCGGCAACATTAACTCATTCATTTGTGTTTTATTTTGGGATTGTTTTTGCTCTTTTAATTTCATGCCTAGGTATCCCTCAATGCTGAAACCTATCTGCTCTTGTGCTACAAGCTCAGCATAGTATTCCTTATCAGTTACCTGAGCAGTTACCATTAGCGTACCCTCAGGAACTTCAATGCCAAATGATGAATATGCTTTGTCCTTTTTTGGGTTGTCTACTATCCATGCCTCAAGTACATAGGCAGGAACTGTCTGAGATTGATCATGCTCCAGGTTAAATAGGTCTCGGTTGACCATCTGCTGCATGAATTTTCCATGAATTTTCTCAATCTCTTCCTTAGTAAACTTGACATTGTACTCTTCATCTGTATCCTCATCAAAGCGATAGATCTCCATAGGTATCAAAGCAGGTGCAGTTACTCTATATTTGAGCTCATCCGTAAAGAATAAAGCCTTAGCTTGAGAATTGAATGCCATCCCTTTGACCTTAATGGCAGGGTTAGCTGTGAATGCTATCTGTTCAATGCCTAAGTCCTGTCCGTTTTCAGCGTATTCAGGGTCAATAGTTATTTTGTAAGTAGGGATATCTTTTTTAGCCATCTACCTATATTAAAAAAAACGTATATTTGTTCAAAAATTATAACATGATAACTATCTTAAACAGGGATATTCCCAACCAACTTGAAGAGCTCACCATTGAGCAGTTTGAAGTCATCACTGAAATCAATAACAATCAGGAACTTGACCCCATTGATAAGCACCTCCAGGTGTTTGCTTATCTTGGCATCCCGGAGTCTGAGTTCTGGGACTATGATGTTGCAGATTTTGTGGGGATGGTAAAAGAATTTAACTCAGCAGAACGTAAAGAGTACCCAGTAGTAGAAGAGCTAGAGATTGATGGCTACATCTACAAGGCACAAATGAAGTTAACAGTACGTGATACTAAGATGATTGAGAAAGTAGCACTAAAAAAAGAGAAAGGATATATCTCTGAGATGTTGGCTATCATGTTCAAACGTGAGGACCTTACACCCACTGAGCACTACACCGATGCACACATCAAGCAGAAAGCAAAGCTCATCCGTAAATTGAATGCAGCTATCTCCATTCCTTACATGATGTTTATTGCACAGAAAATAGGACAACAAGCTAATGATCAAGCTACCGAAACAGTGGAGCCAAGTAACGCTTGAGCAGTTCATTGAATTTAGTCAGATAGATAAAGAACAGGGAGCCTACCACTACAACAGTGAGGCTCTCTCTATTTTATCGGATGAACCTATTGAGGTAATTGAGGACCTTGACTTGGATGAGTTAGCAGAACTTGTTAACGAGTCAAGATGGTGTACCTCTGAGCCATCCAAAAGATATAAGCATGAGCTGTTAGGATTAACTCTCAAGCCACTCAGCAAGCTAACCCTATACGAGTATATTGACCTTGACTATTTCTTTAGCAATAACTACATAACTAATCTTGATAAGGTATGTGCTATCCTGTACCGGCAAACTAAACTCAATGAATGGGGTGATGAAATCATGGAGCCTTATGACTTTGACTGCAACATCAGAGCTGAGAAATTCCATGACCTACCAATCACTGATGTGTATGGATTGATACATGAGTTCCTAAAGTTCAGGGATAACTTTCTTAAGACCTATGAAAACTTATTTACCGGTGATCTAGATACTCCACTCACTGATGAAGAGAAAGCTAACCTTGAACCTGAAGAGATAAAAGAAATTGAGAAAGAACAGTCTCAAGTAAAGTGGTCATGGGAACAAACCATCTACGGCTTGACTAATGGGGACATAACAAAGAGTGATAAGATAGGTGTCCTACCACTCGTCTATGTTTTCAATATCCTTTCAATGAAGAAAGAGTTAGACATCTAATGGGAACCCAGGAGTAAATCCTGGAGGTGCATATAGTGCCTCAAATGTGTACACAATTTTCTGCTGTTTCTCAAGCACCTCAACAGCCTCTACCAATGGATACTTTTTTGTGAGCCATTCAGTGTACTGCCGATAAATTTCTGCAGTGATACCTCTACTATTTAACTCATCTGTAAACTGTGCTACGAAATCTCTAGGAGTGATCACTCCATCATTCCATAGATAAGCTCCATTGTTGAGGAATATAAAGTAATAAGCAGCTACTATTTGTATCTCCAACTTTTGGAAGCCTGTAATCTTAGCATTGATACGGATACTATTTACAAGTGTACCCTCACCACCTGCCAACTCATTATCTACTATACGCTTAAGTATAGTAGCCATCTTCCTACGTGTAGGATATAGCACATTGAACTCCCCTGTGTTTGCGTATCTAGCCATTTGTTAATGCTTTATAAATTTCCATTGTATCATCCACTAGAATGATACCCTTATCAGTTTCTACATGCAGCTG